GCTGACAATGTCGAACCTGCTCGACGCGGTCGCCAAGCTGCGGCTTAATGCGGTTCCGGAAATTGATGGCGCCTATAACTGTCACTTAGATCCGGTCTCCTCACGTCAGCTCTTTGCCGATCCTGATTTCAAACAGCTCTTTCAGGGCGCAACGTCTGCAAACCAGGTTTTTAAAAAAGGTATGACAAACGACTTTCTCGGTTTGAGGTTCATTCCGACAACCGAAGCTTTCGTCCAGGCGCATCCGACGCTGTCTGGGCTAATGGTCCGCCGCCCGATCATCTGTGGCCAGGGCGCTCTGATTGAAGGCGATTTCGCGGGCATCGCGGCTACCGATGTTGCCCCTGCGGACTCGATCATCACCATGGTCGATGGGGTCGCGATGGTGACGCGCGAGGCAATCGATCGGCTGCAACAGATCATTGCGCAATCGTGGTACTGGATCGGCGGCTTCTGCGCACCATCCGACACGACGACCAATCCGACCACCGTGCCGACCGCCACAAACGCCGCATATAAGCGCGCGGTTATTGTGGAACATATCGGCTGATACTGCCGGAGAAGGGAAATTACCATGCCACTTGGCTCCGTCAGTCCTTTCCGCCCCACCGGCACGGTGAGCGTCTCGGTCAGCGCGCTGTCCGCGAATGTCCAGCTATCCGGAGGCGGCGACACAGTCGTCGTGACCAATACAACTGCGAGCCTGGCATATATCCGGTTTGGTTCAGATTCCACTGTTACCGCAGCAATATCGGATATGCCTATATTGGGCTCAAGCAGGCTAATACTGTCCATCAACAGCTTGATTTCGTACGCTGCAGCAATTTCGCCTTCAGGATCGGGCAGCGTCTTGTTCAGCCGCGGTGATGGATCAATCGTTTGAACCCGCTCACCGACGCCGAGAAGGTCGACGTCCGACGATTTTGCGGCTACCCGGCCTACGGAGCCGCTCCCACAGGTCTTCAGTCATGGCGTTATTTTCAGGTCTACGGATTGCTTGAGTTCCGAGTCGCACACCTTTCGGACTCCGAAATTTCCATTGTCCGCCGCTATCTTGCAACGCTAACGACGCTCGAAATAGCGGTTCCCGCCACCTCCGAAAATCTCGACACGGATCAGGCCTCAATGTGGACGAGAAACAAGGATGACTGGCGAATCGCATTCGGCTGCTTGACGAATGGAGGCGTAGGCTCTGCGGGTTTCTTGGTGTCCCTGTGGGTCCAGACCTTTCTGGTGGCACGGTAGCTTTGGTTGTTTGATCAATGAACAGCCGAAAACTGCAGGATCGTCTCTATTTGGGGCTCGGTCTGTCGGCGCGGCATGTTGGCCAATCGACCGATGCATTTCGCCCATCCGGGCCTTTCCAACCCTTGGCTGCGCGAAACCGATTTCTGCGGTTGCCCGCAGCCTTCACATCGTCTCACGGCAAATACAGCGAAACAAACGAATTCGGAAATGCGCTTTGGCACGGGATTTTCGACGCAAGCTACACCAAGGCGGGTGATTATCTCGTCACGGCTGGGGTTACATATTTTGTGGCCTCGCAGGCGCCATTGCTGCCTATTTTGTGCGCCAAGACGAACAGGATCATTTCGATTGCGCAGCCCAAAGTACAAGCAAATATTGCAGGCAATGCGTACGGCGGCTACACATCAGGTGGTTCAACTATGTTAATGGCCGACTGGCCCGCCAGTATACTTGGCAATGGCCGGACGAACCATTCGACTGCCGATCTGCCGACTGACCAAGGAAGCCCGTACTGGAATGTTTTATTGCCATCACTCGTAGGTGTCGTCTTGGCGCCTGGCGATATCATAACCGATGATCTTGGTCGAACCGCCGTAATCTCTGGATCTGAATTGACGGATTTGGGTTGGCGCATCATCGCGAGAATGGCAACGACATGAATGGCTGATATTTCTGAAGTCGAACAAGCCGTCGCGGAGGCGGTCACTTCAATCCTCTATCCGACCGGATCCTCACAGTCCAGTATCGTCGGCGCGCCTTGCCGCGTTTACCGAGGCTGGCCGAACTCCGCTACCCTCAACACCGATCTGAACACCGGGACGGTGAATATCACAATCGGCGCAGACAATGACTCAGGGCGCACCACCACGAGATATCTTCCTAAGTGGAAGACCGCACCGGCACAACCGGGCACTGTCGTATCCGCGGAAAACCGGACCCTCACGATAGCGGGAAGCCCGGTAGCCGGCGACCTTGTTGGGACGATGATCGATGGCATAGCCTTTGCTTATCGGGTACAGGCCGGTGACAGCCCGGATCTCATTGCCGCAAACCTTGGGCAAATGATTAGGTCCATTCGGACGGCGACCTTGCAAGGCTGTACGGTCACGGTACCCGGGGCGGCGTCAGTCATTGCGCGCGTGGCCTGCGATCACGAGGCCACGTTTGAAAGTCGGCGGCAAGAGAAGGATTTGCGTATTGCCTGCTGGTGCCCAACACCGCCGGTGCGGGATGCAGTTGCGACAGCGATTGATGGCGCGATTAGCCGGATGGGATTTTTATCATTGCCCGACTTGACGGAGGCTCGCATAATCTACCGCAATACGGCAAGCTATGATCAGGCCCAGAATGCTTTGCTCTACAGGCGAGACCTCATCTATACTGTTGAATACGCTACGATAACAGCGGTCGCGCAGCCGTCAATGCTTTTCGGTGCGTCCGAGTTGAACAACAACGTTACATACGGTTAGGTAGTGATCATGATACATCGTTTAGTGGTGACTAAACCCTTTCTAAATTTCGTCAGAGGCGACATTGTCGTTGATGCTGCGACGACGAACAAAATACTTTCTGGCGAACACCAGAAGTTTGTGACGAAGGTCGTCGTGCCCGCCACGTCGAAAGGGTAGTCCCGGTGCCTATTTCACAACAAGGTAATGTCAACACCACGTCTCTGATCGTACCAGATCTTTACGTCCAAATCGTTGCACCCCAAAATCTCGTCCTGAACGGCGTTCCGACGAACATCATTGGAGTCGTCGGAACGGCGTCCTGGGGGCCCGTGAACGAACCAGCAATTATCGGTACTATGGCTGACTATGCCCAGCAATTCGGGTCGATTATTCCGCGTAAGTACGACATGGGAACGCAGGTCGCGACCGCCGTTCAGCAAGGCGCGCAAAATTTCCGCTGCGTTCGTGTAACCGACGGGACCGATGCCGCGGCGTATTCAGTGGTGCCCGGCTCCAACGCGAGCTTCACTGCGATCTACACCGGCTCGCTCGGTAACAACATCACCACAACGCTTTCGGTGGGATCCCAACCAAACTCCTGGAAACTGTCGGTTCTGCTTCCGGGCTTTGAGCCCGAAGTGTTCGACGGCCTCGTCGGCAATGGGGCGGCCTTCTGGACAGGCTTGGCTGCAGCCGTCAACGCCGGCCTGGGGCCCCAACGCGGGCCTTCCCAACTGGTTATCGCTAGCGCGGGTGGCACCACCGCATCGCCAGCGCCGTTCTCCTTGGCTTTGGGAACATCGAGCCCCGGAACTGATGGCGCGACCCTTATCGGCAGCAGCCAGTTGGTGGGATCCGATATGCCAGTGCGAAACGGGATGTACTCCCTCCGAGGACAAGGCTGCGGGCTGGCAATGCTAGCCGACTGCGACGACTCCACTACGTGGACCACCCAGTCCGGTTTCGCCCTGCAGGAGGGGCTTTACATTATCCTGACCACGCCAGCCGGCGACACGATCTCGAATGCCGCCGCGACAATAGGCGCGGCAGGGCTCGATAGTTACTCTGCGAAACTACTGTTCGGAGATTGGCTGTGGTGGTCGGACCAGGTCAATAATAGCATCCGGCTGGTCTCGCCACAGGGTTTCGCCGCCGGCCGACTGGCGAACCTCTCGCCTGAACAATCCAGTCTCAACAAGCAAATTTATGGGGTGGTCGGCAGTCAGCGTACCGGCACGCCGGGGTCGAGCCAAAACACGACATATTCATCGGCGGATTTGAGTGCTTTGCTCAGCGCGGGGATCGACGTGATTTGTAATCCCCTGCCAGGCGGATCGTATTGGGGTATCCGCGGCGGCCTCAACACGTCCTCCAACGCGGCGACCAACGGCGACAACTATACCAGGTTAACGAACTATATCGCCAAGACACTTGCTGCCGGAATGGGCTTGTATGTGGGCCAGGTTATCAACAGCACGCTGTTTCAGAATATAAGATCGACTCAGCTATCATTCCTGAACAATATGTATAGTCAGGGATTGCTCGGAAGCACCAATGGTTCTCTTCCCTTCAGCGTCATATGCGATTCGACCAATAATCCGCTATCCCGCACCAGTCTTGGCTACGTCCAATCAGATGCCCAGGTCCAATATCAGGCGATCAACGAGCGCTTTATCGTCAATGTTGAGGGTGGCCAAACAGTGCAGGTCGCCCGCCAGACATTACCATCTGGCCAGGTTAATTAGGAGCTCATCCAATGGCACTGACAGCCTTCTCGATCGGTCGGGATACTCAACTCGTCGTGATGGGCCCCAACGGGCGGGTCGACCTTAGTCACGTAACCGGTTTTGAGAGTCGCCAGATTACTAGCCCTGTTCGAGTGAGCCGGCTTGACGGCACGCACCTCGCCGCAGAGCTACCGAAGGGCTGGGAGGGAAGTTTCGAGGTCGAGCGCGGAACTTCCGCACTGGACGATTTTATCTCCGCGATCGAACAGAATTACTATAACGGCAGTAGTGCAACTCCCGGCACGATGTATCAATATATTACCGAAGTTGACAGTTCAGTCTCTACTTATCAGTTCGATGGTTTGGTGTTCAGACTGGCCAGCGCTGGCTCCTGGAAGGTAATTGCTCACCCTGGGTGTGTGAGGGCTTCGCGCGTCGTTTGTGACGACAGCACGAAGCGAATGGTATCGAGAACGGACGCGCTGTTGGCTTTGGCGGTGCCGACGACGGAGCGGAAAGCGGCGTAGGTTTCGGCCCCCCACTCGCAGCGGAATCCGTTGGTCACCTTGCGGAAGATGACACTGGGCCGGAGATGGCGTTCCGACACGTTGTTGGTGTAGGGCACGTCGCGGTTGGTCATGAAGACGAACAGATGCGCCCGGTTCGCGGCGATCCGCTTGCGCAGCTTACGCCCCGGTTCGCCAAGCGGGAGCGCTGCCATGATCCGATCGAGCCGACGATCCAGGTCATAGAGATATTGCACCAAGGTAGTGTCCTTCAGCTTCTCTCGCCGTCGTCCGATGGCGATGGCGCGCAGCAGAAGTCGCCTGAATGGGCCGCTGAACGCGGTATCGCCGCACTCAATGGCGTAGGCCGCATCGCGCAGAAGATGCGCCAGACATACCTGCCAAAGGACGCCATGGCCCCGCTGGCTCCCCAGCATGTCGGAGACCCACACGGCGGGCCTGGTTTCGCCAAACAGAGCCGTCACGACCGCCTTGCCTCGGCTGGATTGGATGATGTGCAGCACAGCCAGGGTGCCGACGAATACCCACTCCCACCAGTTCTTGCCCTTCACCCGGGCCGATGTTTCATCGGAACAGACCACCGGGCTGGCGAGCACGACCGCCTGGATCGTCGCTGTCGCGGCCAGCAGCGGCCCACGTGCACGGGCCAGGATATTGCTGATGGCACCTTCGCTGATCGACAGCGAGAAGAGTTCGTCCATCAACAGCGCCAGCCGTTCCATGCCGATCGCATGGGCGTAGTGCAGATAGACCACCATCGCGGCGATGGAGTGGCCGAACGGCGATCCCCGCTGCAATCCCGTCGGGGCGTCGGCACTCACCTGCTCGCCGCAGCAGGCGCAACGACCGCCGAACAGGCGCACCTGGGTCACGTGCGGCTTGATCGGAGGCAACTCGATGCGTTCGTAAACCTGCTGCGGC